GTAAACGCTTTGCTCGCTACACGCAAGCAGGAAAGAGGATGAGGATTGTGAATCACCTAGTTGATCCGCAAAAAGTGAACGACAAAGAGACTTGCCCGCGCTGTATGCATCCGTGGGATGCCCATACTGAAGACCTTGGCTGTGCTATCGGTCATACAAATCAGTGGTGCCAGTGCGACTATTCGCTGCGCAAGTATCTCGAAGGTATAGAGCAAACCTCGGAGAATCGGGCGCTAGCTTTGATGGATTGGGAGGCAGATGCCAACCAACTGCGAGTGGCTTTGGTGCAAATTTGTGAAGAGGCAAAGCGGCAATACCCTGTCTCTATTGGTAATCAGCACGCGTGGGCAAAGATCCATCGCATCGCTGAATCCGCATTAAATAAACCTGATGCGAGCCAGGAGCAGGAAAGAGGATGAGATGGAAGAACTGAAGAGTTGTCCGTTTTGTGGAAGTAAGCCTTTGGGGCCAGTGCCGATGTATGCCGACAATGGTGATTATGGATGGGCATCCTATTGCGGCAAGCGTAAATGTCTATCGGTGGGACCGCTGCGCAAAACAGGGGATAGTAAGTGACTTGGAAATTCTGGAAGTGGCATTTCTGCCGATGCGTAACTCAGTCTGACGATACTGGCTGTTGGGGCGAGTGTATTGTGTGCCATAAGCGGTTCGGATTCGTGAGCCGCGCAGACTTGAGGGCATATGCAGACAAAGAGATTGACCGTGTATTGGAGACTGTGATGGGCGTCGAGAGACAGATACCGAGTGATTTAGCCGAGCGCTACCACTACCTGCTGAGTGTTCGGCATGGGCACAAAGACCACGTTTATCCGCCGACATTCAATTTTGAGATTGCACTCATCGAGCGCATCGCCGACCTCGCCGCAGAGGTGGAGAGGCTGACTGATGCGTTAAACCTTGCCAACAATGAGCGTTTGGCGCTGAGAACAAAGACAAGCCAAATAGATTCACTTCGAGGGCAAATTCAGCAGGAGAGCAGGCGGCTGGATTTCCTTATCGATTGGCTGAGCCAAGAATGGCTTGACCGCGACACCCGCGAGAAGGGCAACGCACAATGAAGGGCCAGCTCATGTACGGAGGAAAGCAATGACGGAACAAGAGTTTCTAAGCATGGCAGTTGCAAACAACCGAGAATTATCAAGCCTTCCGCCTCAATCAGCGACGTTTTGCTGCTTCCGAGATCCACATAGCCCCCGAGTATGCGACCGCTTTCGAGGGCACGAAGGCAATCATAACGATTCAACAATGCCGACTGGGGCGATGGAGAGAAACGGAACCAATAAAGCGATTGAAGCCATGCACCTAGAGCGTGAATCTGAGGCGCAGCAATGACCTGCCACTGTGGAAACATAGCACTGCGCCATGTAGGGGATCAGGGCTTCTGCAAGCTGCACGAACGAGAAGCCTTTGAAGCAGCAGCAAGGGATAAGCGCCTGCAGAATTCAATCCAAGGGCTGCTTACCCTGGATCACGAGCGCAGACGCAGAGATGAGCGGGAAGTCATCTGGCATCATCGCTTTTGAGGGAGAGGACTCTATGCTGCAAATAGGCAAGTACACTCTTTCGCTCATAGAGGTTCCTGAAGGCAAAGAGCCGCCATTCGAGCCCCGCACTCATGTTTGGATCGAGCAGGATGACGGAGAGGGCATGTCAACGCGGGTCGAGAACATCGAAGCCATCATTGCAAAGTTCTACAAGGAAAACTTTTGAAGGGGATAAATACAAGCACAAAATGCGCACAGAGTTTCCAAAGATCACTGCTGCCTGTAATGTATATACAAAGTTGTTGACAAATAATTCTGCTTTGCTATATTCACACCCGAATCCAGCCGTACAAAACCCTAGGCTTTGCGGTAAGAAGCCCCTGATGCTCGGAAACAGGATCATGCCGAGTCCCCGTGACAACTAAGCCCTCAGAGTCTCCAAAACCGTCTAGCAAGCGCCCCAGGGTCAAGCTTTGGCCGCAGATAGGCGGTATCCGTGTGAAAACCACTCCCACGCTCTCGCAATACGACAGGGAAAGGCAGGACTAGATGCATTATCGGAATGGACGCGAAGCCAAGAACGGCGACAAGGTTGTTCGGCTGAATGGCGGAAAGATCGAAGCTTTCGGCGTGCTTCACAGTGCAACTCCCGGCAATGATTACTGCAACGGCAATATCGCCATCGTGCAATCATCGAACGAATACGCCTGCATGTGTGACTGTCTGCATGTCGATGATGTGGCGGAACTTCTAGCGCAAAGCGGCCTCGACAAAAGGCCTGAAGGCACGTAGCTTGCGCATAACCAATCTCACCTCCGGCTTCCGTCTCAAGCGCTCTCAGGCAGAGAACCGCATCGATCAGTGCATCTCCTGCTGGGTCGTGCAGGGACAAACGATCCGGGATCTCACGCTTGCTGAAAGAGTAAACGCACGCTCCGAGCAATCCAGGCTAATCGAACCCCTCGCTCTCGCAGAGTGTCACGGCCTAAAAGTAATCAACCTCCCACATCTCTATGAAGAGCGCCAGCTTGCAAGAGATGCGAACCTCTTTGCAATAAACTGCCTCAGTGAGAACGCAGCATAACGTGTCATGGGCAGACCTTCTGAATACAAACCAGAGTTCGCTACTCGCGCTGAAGAAATGTGTGCAGCAGGAGCAACAGATGCAGAACTCGCTGATGAGTTTGGAGTTACAGTAAGAACTATTTACAGTTGGCGGATTCGCTATCCAGAATTTCTTCACGCCATAAAGACCAACAAGCCTTTAGCGGATGATCGGGTAGAACGCTCGCTGTTTGAACGCGCTACGGGCTACGAGCGAGATGCAGTAAAGATCTTCCTCGCCAAAGACGGAACGCCTGTAACTGTAACATTCCGTGAGCATGTACCGCCCGATCCAACATCGATGATCTTCTGGCTGAAGAACCGCAAGCCAACAGAATGGCGAGATAAGACACCAGGCGATAGCGCAGACAATCCATTGCACTTAGGCCTGCAGATCATCAGCTCAGTACCCCGTCCGAAGCAAGGAGAATAGATGCCGGCATACGCAGATGGCAAGGCAGTAGAGATCACGCCTGGCGACTTGATAACCCTTTCAAGCGCATCACTTACAGGCTTGAAGACCATTGCCGTGGCTTATGGTCCTTCGGCGGATTTGTCTTCCGAATTGTTGGTTATCGCCAATGAATCAGCTGTTGCACTGACTGTTGAATATGCGCGCAAGGACGTTGAGGCCAGTTACCAGGCGTATAGCTATCTAGGCACAGCAGTTACAGTCGCAGCCAATACAGCCGTGAGCTTTCCGGCATCGTTTGGGTTCTATCGCGTGCTCTGCGCCTCCGATCCTGGAGCGACGACGATCACTATCGCGAGGTAATGAGTGCTACAATGTGTTCGTGGCGAACACAACCGAACACATTTCACTTAGACTACCAGCCGATCTGGTTGCAGAACTCAGAGCCGAAGCAAAGCGAGAAGAGCGCAGCTTGGCTTGGGTAGTCGCTTGGAGATTACGTGGAACTCATCGACCTTCTGAAGCAGACAAGACAGGAACGACTAGCGGAAGTGGGAACCCTCCCACCGTGCCCGCAGTGCGGAACGCCAAGAGTCCAAAGAAGCGATTACATCCGGTGCAACCCATGCGGTCTGAATTGGCTGGACGGGGAGAATTGGGACGCCAACCCGAAGGTGGAGCGGTACCAGAAGATGCTGGCAACCATGAGGGCCACCTTATTGCCAATCAAGGGCGCTACTGCCTGACTTGCCGGTGCGTGATTGCCTGAGAAGCGCACCATCCAAGACATCCGATCCGGCGCAGATCGCTTCGTGTTCGATATGCGCGACATCTACGATCCGTACCCGTTTCAGCGCAGGTTCCACGAGTCGCCAGCGCCTTACGGATTCTTAGGCGGGGCGGCAGGACCAGGCAAGACGGCTGCAGGGTTGATGGAGCAGTTTCACGCCGTCAACGCCTTCAACCTCGAAGACGGGCCCAAGGTTCACACGCTAAGCCTGCGCAGGACCTTTCCGAAGCTCGAAGCTACAGTCATCACCCGCTTTCGCGAGCTGTTCCCGAAAGAGCTTTACTCGAAGTTCAACGAGACCAAGAGTGAAGTGATTTGGAAGAATGGCGCGACAACCAAGTTCGGCTCGATGCAGTACGACTACAACGCCTGGGACTATCAGGGGCAATGGCTTCAAATCTATTATGACGAGCTCTGCGAGTTCACCTTCAAGCAGTGGATGGCAACAAGCGCTTGGAATAGATGTCCGGTAAGCAGGCAGGTTCGCAAGTTCGGCTCTGGAAACCCTATTGGCATCGGCGCAGTATGGGTAGAAGATGTGTTTGTGAAGCACGTTCCTTGTATGGAAATGGATGCTTCGCAGAAGAGAAGCTACAACCCTCAAGACTATCCGTACTTCGAAGCAACGTACCTCGATAATCCGGTATACGCGAACGATCCGGTATTTCTCAAGAACCTCGAAGCCTACCCGGAGGCAATGCGCGATGCGCTGAAGTTCGCCAAATGGGGTGCAGCGGGCGGGTATTTCCGGGGCGCATGGGATGAGGACATTCATGTCTTTCCCCGGCATAAGTTAGAGATAAAGCCGTGGTGGAAGCAATGGATCTCAGGCAATTGGGGATATGCTCACCCGGCCAGCTATTACAAGCACGTCATGGACGATGAAGGAATTCTGTACACCTATGACGAGCTGTTTGAGCGCGAGAAGGAGCCGGAAGAGTTAGCTAAACTCTTGTGCGAATGGGCGCTTGAGGATGGCAAGATGCCGAAATTTGAGAGCTTTGCGCATTCCTTCGATGCCAACGCTACCAAGAAGACGGCAACGATGGGCGAGAACTCAAACTCGGTTAACAACCGAATGCTGCCCATCTTAAGAAAGCATGGCATCCCAGCTCCGCATGAGAGCACGCGAGACAAGCTAGGCAGAGACACGCTGATGCGCGAGCGGATGCGGCAGAAGGTAAGACTAGGCGAAGACGCTGAAGGGCATTTGCTCGAAGTTCCAGCGTGGCAGATCTCCGACGCCTGCACGCAATTGAGACGCATCATTCCCATCATGAAGGCTGATGAGGTTCAGCCCGAAAAGATGGAAGCAACGACAGACGGCACAGATTCACCATTACAAGGGGCTGGGTATGGTCTGTATGCCATCTATGGCAAGCCCAGAGAGAAGCCCAGAGAAGTGCAGTTGTCTGAAGTCTTAGCAGCGATTCAGAAGCCCGAGGCTGACTTAGAGCAGACAGCAAGAGCTATGGCCGGCAGGAAGTTTGATGTGAACTGGGGTAAGACGCATCAACCCGTAAGGAGGCAATTGAGATGGGGCAGACCCAAATAAAGGTTCCAGAAGGAATGCTTAAGGCATCGCTTGGGGCTGTCAACAACCGGCGCACCGTTCATTGCGATTTATGTAGCCTAAATGACTTGAGCGCAGTTCTCGAAGCCGCTCTCCGCTGGCTCTCCAACGAAATCGGTCGATTGCGCGAAACAACATGTGTGGAGGGCGTAGATAAGGAATTCATTGCGGGCATGGAAAAGGTGCGAAATCTCTTTGCAGTCCCGGAGATACCAGAGGACATTAGAGAACTCTGCCGCGAGTCATTTAGAGGTTTAGGCGGAATGACCATAGGAGAGGCTTTAGATGTGTGGCCAAAGAGGATTGAAGAGGTCGCTATCGAAGCCTTCAACAGGGGCAGAACATGCAAGTAGCCATCATCGCCATTGCGTGCTTTGCCGCTGGCATTGTCGCCCGTCATGCATGGCCCCTGTTCGTTGCGTGGCAGGATCGCAAGCTGTTTGAAAAGCAAGTGAGCTCATGGTCCTCTAAATTCAAGGTTGAAGAGCAGATCGCCCGCGCTACGCTACCGACCGAAGGCCCGGCAATCAAACCTGCCCCCCATCGCCGCGTCGGGCTTGCTGAAAGACGCGCGCGCGCAGAGTTTGAGTCCTACAAGCCGACAGAGCACCGGGACCAGGTTACAGAAAATAACATTCGCGCCATGGAGGGCAAGTATGGTCCTCAATGAAGGAGAGCACAATGCCGCTTGATGAACAGGGAACCTACCGCCACAACGATCAGTCAGCACGGCTGCACTCAGCTAAGCCCGAAAAGCCTCTTGCGCCCAAAGGCACGCCCGAGGAAAAGACGGAAGAAGAGAGCCCCATCAAAGAGCATCTGAAGGCGATGCACTCCGCAACCGGAAACGCTCATACGCACGTCGAGCATCACGGCGACGGCACACACACCTCGCATCACGTTGATGAGAGCGGCGAAGTTTCAGGCCCGGATGAGCATGAAAGCATCGAGGCTTTGAAAGAGCACCTGGCGCAGCTTGAGGGCGAAGAGTCAGATGAGGGCGAAACCTCAGAAGAACCGGAGCACGCGCACGTATCAGCGTTGGGTATGTAAATGCTGTTCAGTAAATCAGCATCGGCACACCTCCAGGACAACTTAGATGCGCAGAAACAGGCGCTCGGGAACGACCCCACCAGCACGGTGGGGCAGACGCGGGAATTCATGCCCGCCGCAGCAATAAACGCGGTTCCTACGCTCCCTTCGGGATGCAGAAGGCACCGAGCGCCTTAACGTGCAAGGAGATTCATGGCTGCAACCTCTCAACCCGTACCTGGGCCGCTCGCTCCGAAGCTGGGCGGGGTCCGCTTCTACTACTGCACGACCTGCGGGCAGATGTATTTCAATTTCCCGCCAGATCGTATCTGCCTTGGATGCCACAAACAGGGCGGATTTAAACAAGTGGACATCAATGGCGTGGACGTAACAGATACGTTCCCCGCATAAGGAGAGACAATGGCTCAGTCAATCTCAAACGGCATTGCCAACGCTTTTGAATTTGCTTTTGGGGTGAATGGGCAGGCACAGCCGCTCATTCTCGCCTCTTCCAATACGGGAACCGGCGCCCAGACCTACATAGTCGAACTCGGCTATTCGACCACCCAAGATGGTCGCAAGATCCTGCCCCTGTTCGTGAATGCCAGCTTGACAGTCGGAACCGGCGCAAATGCAGAGACGGTCGTTGTTACCGCCGCAAGCGCCTCCAACCCGCAGGGCTTGAATACCTGCACGTTCACGGCGACTTTTGCCAATGCGCATTCAGCCGGCGAGATCGTGTCTTCTGGTTCAAATGGGTTGCAGGAAGCTGCGGCTGATCGGCTTGCGGCTGGCGGTGGTCTAATTGCGCTCACTCCAGCTTGGTTCAGGCAATATGCGAGCCATGCCGCTGGAATCACAGCGCTGACGGGGTTCAAGTCACTTGGCGCGACGACCACTGTTCTCGATTACTCCGGCATTGCAGGCGTGTTCAGTTATGCCGCTGCTGCTGGTTCCGTGTACGCCTCGACAACCCACGTCCTCTACTAGGCGGTGAGCGATGCCGTCAGTCTCGAAGGCACAACAAACCGCGATGCAGATCGCAGAGCACAATCCCAGCAAACTCTATAAGCGCAATCGGGGCTTGCTGGGGATGTCTCATGGCCAATTGCATGACTTTGCGGTGGGATCAGAGGCAGGCAAGCCGGAGTATGCACCGAAAAAAGAGGGCGCATTGCGTCGGCTTGCAAGAGGGATGAAGAAATGATCACTGCTGAAGAAATCGCATCCCGCCAAAAGATTCTCCGCGTCAAGGAGCAGATGGAAGCGCCTCGCATGGCAGGCGAAAAGCACGTCATTGTGTGTCCCTACTGCCATGACATCAACGTCGAAGGTCAGATGCTTTGCTGCGACACACTCCGAACCTGCGTCATCACCATCCTGATGGGCAAGCGACAGGAAAAGATCGAAGAGGCTCACAGTCGCTATGTCAACTAGCCTTGTTGCGCCAGAGCAGTTAGAGGCTGAAGAGCCCGAGATTGAGGAAACCGGCGAAGATTGGCGGCAGGAAGACGGATTTCCGAATCTTCCTGAAGAGAAGCAGAATGTTCTGAAGGGTCTTTTGCGCTCTGCGCTGACCCGCGAGGTCTATTCGCGCCGTACCGAGGTCATTGACGCCCGCCAGCAGAGGTTTTACTCGCGTTCCATCCAGTACATCTACTGGAATTGGAATACGATGATGTTCGCTCCGCTCTACCAGGGCGGGACAGGCACCGCAGCAGATCAGGAACGCTACTGCGATGTGTACGACATCTATTCCGCATTCTTGAGAACGCTGACAGCAGCTCTGTCGCAGAATGATGTTGGCGCGCACATGGTCCCTCGCACGGCCAAAAGGACTGTAGACATCACTGCGGCGACGGTGGCCGAACAATACAAGAGCCGTTTAGAACAAATCAACGACATCAAGAACCTGCAAATCGAAGTAGCCCGCCTGATGTGCACCGATGGGCGCGTAGTAGGCATGGTTTGCGATGAAGACGCCGATCCTCAATACGGCTACGACGCAAATAACGAACCGATGGGCGCGGAGAGGCTCGAAATCGACGGAGTTTTAGAGTGGAAAGTGCCAATCACTCAGAAAAACCTCTGCGACTGGCCATATGCTGTGCAATCGCGGGAATTTGAGACGGAATATCTCGAGGAATGCTACCCCGAAGCAGTAGATGATCAGGGCGAGTCGAAAATCAAGTCAGGATCGCAGGATTCCGGCGAATCCGCCTATGAGCGCATGGCTCGCATCGGTGTAGTGCAGGGAACCAAGGTCATTACAGCCACAGGCGAGACGTGGGAGCACCTTACAACCAGGCATATCGCGTTTTTACGGCCTGCGTTCTATAAAAAGGCTCCAAAAGATCAGCGCGAGTGGCTGAAAGAGACGTATCCGGACGGAATCAAGCTGATTGTCTGCGGAGGGGTGTATTGCAAGAGCTGGAACGCCTCGATGGACAAATGGATTCGCGTAGGGCATGCCAAGCCGGGCGATGGGCAGAACAGGACCTCGCTTCTGAAGGCATTTGTGCCGATTCAGGACGCTTTCAATGACCTGATGAACCTGCGCAAGGAGATGCACGAATATTGCATCCCCGAAAACTACATGGACAAGGATACGTACGACCTCCAGGCCCAGCAGGAGCACGTTTCTGAGCCCGGTAACACCTTGCCCGTAGTTCTGCAGCCTAATGAAGACATCAGAAACAAGATCCTCTTTGGACGGCCGGTACAGATCAGCCCTGACCTGATTCGGGCGATTGAGTATCTTTCTGGAGAATTAGCGCAGTTGATTACCGCTGCTCTTCCCTCTCTGATGGGCTCTGGAGATGAGCACAACGAAACCAAGGGCGGCATTCAGATCATGCGCGAGCAGGCTCTTGGGCAAATGGGTATTGCGTGGGGCGCAAGTCAGTGGCTTCTAGCTCACCTTGAAGAACTAGCCATCAAGCGGTGCGGAGAAAAGGCTAAAGATAAAGGCACCAAAATGGCCATCAAGGTTCCTGGTACTGCGTTGCAGCCAGATTCCGTGCGTGAGATCGATACGCAAGATCTGAATGCTGGGGATTTCTACGCGGAAGTAGATGTTTCGTTCCCGGATACGCGCGCTGCCAAGAGAGCGATTCTGATGTCAATGATCAGCTTCGCGGACAAAGTCCCATCATTGCAGGGAATTCTATCTCTTCCTGAGAATCAGGAGCTTCTCAAAGAGAACACCGACACAGACCTTGAGATTCCAGGGGCCGATGCTAGAATCCAGCAGCTCAGGGAAATCGAGCAGTTACTTCAGTCGGGCCCGAATGTCCCCACTCCGCAACAGGCGTTGGCTGCGATGGCGCAAAAGGTTCAGCAGGCTATGGCGCAGGGGATGCCAGAACCCCCTCCGCCCACTCCGCAAGTAATCAAGCAAGTCCAGCAGGCTATGGCGCAGCCAACCGTGCCGATTGATCCGGAATGGGACTTCCACCAATTCCACATTCAGGTCATTCAGGACTGGCTGGCTTCGGACCAATGCAACCAGGAAAAAGAAAAAGGCAATCTGGCCGGTATCGAGAATGTGAAGTTGCACGGCAAGTTGCATAAGCAGGCATTGCAGGCCCAGCAGGGCGCGCCACAAGGCAAACCGCCGTCAGTATCGATCAACTACAAAGATTTGACGCCGGGCGGCAAGATGCAGGCCGCAGCAGAGGCAGGGATTCAGGAGGCACCCGCAGAGGTTGCCGCAGCAGAAATGCAGGATCAAAAACCACAAGGAGCACCCGTAAATGCCAGAGCTTGAAGGCGCAGTTGCAGAGGCACCAGTTGAATCATCCGTTTCTGCCGAATCGGTCAGCACGTCCGAAGACACAGGTCAGTCATCCGAAGTTGAATCGCAGGGAACCGAGACTCAGACTGAAACCGAAGGCCAACAGACCGAACAGCAGACGACAGGGAAGTTCGATGCTACCGGGCTGATCAAAGACCCGCAGAAGCGCGAAGCTCTCAAGGCTCTTGATCCTTCGCTTCCGGGTTTTATCCGCGATGCGGTCTGGTCGAAAAAGCAAGCCGACGCTGCGGGGGGATTACCCGCGCTGCTCGAAACGCATAAGTATGTTACCGAACTCGGAGGCCGCGAGTTTGTCGAGCAGGCCAAAACCGAAATTGGCGAGTGGGAAGCGCTCGATAAGGCATTTACCGAAGGGCGCCCGGAGTTTGTAAAGAACATCGCGCAGTCTGATCCTGAAGCCTTCGAGAAAATGGTTCCGCTGGCGATTCAGGAGTTTGCCAACACGTCGCCAGAACAATATCAGCACATCATGGCGCGGGTGATGGTCAACACCTTCGACGGGGTTGGGCTGACGAATGCTCTGAAGGGTCTGTTGCAGACAGTGGGAGACGGAGCGAAGCAAGGGCTGCAAGAGGTCATCGACTGGGTTGAATCGTTCAGAGCCACAGCCTCCAAGGTGCCTGAAAAGAAAATAGATCCTGAAAGACAGAAGTTTGATCAGGAGCGCCAGCAGTTCGCGCAAAAGCAGGCTGAACTGCTCGTCAAGTCTGTCGATGCGGATTCGATCAGACACAGAGACTCTGTCATTGCCCGAGAAATCAAGCCCTTTGGCGATTGGGAAACGATGGATCAGGACCGCAAATCTGCGGTTGCATCGTGGATATCACAGCGCATCGGCAAACAACTAGGCGCAGACAAAGGCTTTCTGAACAGACGTGACACTCTGATTGCCAATGGCGACCGGGAAGGCCTCGCGAAGCTCGAACAGGCCAAACTCGATGATTTAGTTCCAAAGTTAGTTCCATCGGCAGCAAAAGTCTTTGGCGTAACCAAGTCTCAGGCGAAGGTGCAGGAGAAGGCGAAGCCTGGAACAGTAGCGGCAAGGCCAAAGGGCGTAACGTTGCTTCAGAAGGCTCCCTCTGCCGATCAGATTGACCGCTTCAAGACGAAGCCGGAAGACATTTTCAAGAATCAAGCTGTGCTCAAGAACGGAACACGAGTGCAGTGGGCTTGACGTAAGTAGTACACTATGTAGGACCATCCAAAGCAGTTGATAGAGCCAATAGCCTCGGGATGCAACCCCTGACAAAGCTGCGAAAGCTCGAAATCGCTGTAGAGGATGCACACAATCTAATCGCATAGCGGCGACACAGCACGACAATGCTGGCCCTTCGGGGCGAACTTGGACGCGAGCGATGAATCCTGAAGAGGTTTCATCATGGCCCAAGGAACTGTCGCACAGACCTTTGCGTTGCAGCACGAAAAAGTGCGCCCGCAACTGAGTCTTCTCTATCAACTCGACGCGACTCTCTGGAACGAAATCAAGTCCCGCACGGACATTGAAGTCGTCTCCTCGCGCCCC